TGGGTCTTCGATCCCACCGAGACCTCCAATCCCGTCTTCATGGAACTCGAAACCTTCGCGTCCCCTCCCAACCACGGGTGGCCCGCCGACCTGCTGGCCCCCGAGGTGTTGCGCGCTCGCCTGCGGCCCGCTCACGACACCGTCTCCGAGATCCGGCGGAAGGCAACGGACGCCCGGCGCGCCGAGCGCCACGGGCTCGAAGAGGACGAGCGGCACAAAGCCGACGTCTGCAAGTCCCTCCGCCGCATGGGCAAGGACCGCGAGGCGTGGCTCCTCGAAACCGGCCAGCTCCCCTTCGCGGGCGTGGGCACCGCCGGGCAGGCCGCCCTCGATGAGACCGCCGACACCCTCCGCACCCTGGCGAGGATCACCTGATGGACACCACCAACTCCTACCTGTACACCCTCCTGGAGCGCATCCGCACCTACATCGACCTCCCCGAGGTCGAAGCCAAATACTCCAACGACTACCTGATCCGGCACGTCATCTGCCCTGCCCAGGTCGACATCCTCTCCCGCCTCTCCCACACCACGAGCTGCCCCGTCCTCCTCACCATGGACCTCTCCATGACGGACGCGGCCCAGGACATCAAGCTCCCGCCCAACGTCCTGAACGTGCTGCGGGTCGAGACCATCGACGAGGACGGCAACCGCCTTGGTGAGATACTCCCCCGCTCCTTCTGGAATCCCTACGGGCCCCAGAACTGGCGGGTCGAAGGGATGCCGGGCGCCCTCACCCTCCACGTGGACGCCGCCCCCAGCGGCCTGGAAACCGCCCGCGTCGTCTACCAGACCAACGGCGACGTCCTCCCGCACTACGGGACCGGCACCCTCGGTTACGAGCGCACCACCACCGCCACCCTCACCGTGACCGCCTCCGGCGACACCATCACCCGTTCCTCCGGGTCGTGGGCCACCGACGGCTACGAACTGGGCGACATCCTCGACACCACCAACTTCGCCGACTCCAACAACAACCTCACCAACATCCAGGTGACCGCCGTCACCGACCTCGTCCTCACGACCACCGGCACCTTCGGCACCACCGCCACCGAATCCGCCACCGTCTCCGCCAACCGGGGCCTCGTGACCCTCGCCGCCTCCCCGACCCTTGGCGCCGTGGACCGCCGCGAGAACTCCTACATCGGCTCCGTCCTCCGTCTCCTCCCCGCCAGCGGCCCCATCGAAGAGCGTCAGATCACCGAACACTACTACAGCGCGGGCTCCTGGTACGTGCGGGCTCGCTTCCCCTTCGAGGACATCACCAACGGTTCCGTCCTCTACGAGATCGCGCCTGCCGGCTCCCAGTCCCTCTACGAGGCGATCGCGGCCTGGAGCGCCGTCAAGATCGGCACCAACTTCCTCTCGCAGGCGAAGCGGGACGCCATCCTCCTCCAGTACAAAGCCTCCCTCAAAACCCTGGGCGACAACCTCACCTACATGCAGTCCCGGACGCCCGCCGCTTTCGAGCGAAAAACCTCCGACTCCGAGTTTTACCAGCCCAAGATCCTCACCATCGGCACCTACGTGTGAACGAGAACGAACGCCAATCCGAGTACCTGGCCTCCCAGTGGAAGGCGCGCTTCTACCCTCGCTTCACCGAGGAAACCCTTTCGCGTCTCCGGGCCGGCTTCAACCAGGTCAAGGTCCGGGACCCCTTCCAGTTTCCGCTCCCCATCCCCTTCCCCTCCCAGCTCGACGCCATCAAGCGCATCGGGCCCTACGACCGAGGTTACACCGGCAACCCTGGTGTCGACTCCGATTCCGATACCTGGGGCCCGCCTCCCGATCCCTCGGGCGACTACTCGGGCGATTCCGGCAGCGGCGAGGGCTCCGGTTCCGGTTCCGGTTCCGGGAGTGGATCTGGTTCGGGGAGCGGTTCCGGTTCAGGATCCGGCTCCGGTTCCGGTTCGGGGTTCGGCTCCGGCTCCGGCTCGGGGAGCTCCAGCGGCGTCTCCGGGATACCGCTCGGCGACTGCAATCAGGCAGCCGTTGAATCCTGTAACCTTGCGTTCGGCTGGGTCCCTGGTTGGGGAGGCACGGACAGCGCCTACTGTCAGGTCCCCCTGGTCTTCGGCGAGTATTCGTATTCGTGCCCGGAGACTCACACCAACGGCCGCGTCACGTATCCTCTTTGCGCTTGCTTCAAACAGGATTGCTCGGAGCTCTCGGCGGCCGACTGCGTCGACACGGGTTGTTACGAGTCCTCCTGCTCCGATCTCGATTACGGCGTCTGCCCTCGTTACCTTCTCATCTGCTGCTATGGAGATGGTTATGTCGAAACGGCCTTCGAACTCGAAAGCCCCGAAGCCATCTGCTGCTTCTGCGACTGATCCCCGTGAAACCGCGCGCTCCCAGGAATGCCCATTCCGGGAACGGGGCTCCTGCATCTACCTGAATCAGTTGTTGGGTTGGTCCACCGCTTTCGACATCGACGGGTGCGACGCCTGCTGGAAACTTGGGGGGCCCGCCTCCCGCGAGGGCGTCGAGTATCTGGTGACCCAATCGGAGAAGGCCGTAGCCGACGTCTCGACGCCCGCCAACATCGCCAAGCTTCCCCGCTCCGTTCTCGTACCCCTCACCCTGAAGCACCGGGCCATCTCCCTCGACACCTTCAAGGTGGAGGCCGCCCGGTCGGCCACCGCCCACGCGATCGCCCCCCTGTGGCAACGGGCCGGTTCCCTCCTGGGCGCCCTGAAATCCAAGTTCACCTCGACCCTCTCGCCCGAGGACCACGCCCTCCGCCATATCTCGTGCATGGGGACCACGCCCGACGGAACCCGGGTCGCCGATCCCTGCCCTTCCCTGAAGTCCCACAACGACCACTTCTATTGCGGGGCGTGCGGGTGCGGTTTCAAATGGTGGGCCGCCGTCGATACCATCAAGTTGTCGTTCCCCCAACTCCCCTGCCCCCGCAACCGACCCGGATTCACACCCCCATGAAGCACGTTTTCGATCATCGTCGTGGAGCCCGCCTCGCCACCTGGTCCCCCTCGACCACCGGCCCGCGCTCCGACGTCCCCCTCGCTGTTATCGAGAACGCCTGCAACGGCATCGGCGATCTCCTCTGCTACATCTGGTGCCTCTCCTCGATCCGCGCCGCCGGACGCCCCATCTCCATCACGACCCATCGCTTCCAGGAAGTTCTCGACTGCTTCGGCTTCAAGGACGTGACCTCCAAGGTCTCTCGCGCCCCCATCGGCCGGCACCCGCCCAAGGGTCTCGACCCCGACAAGGGCTGGGTCCGTCACTGGCTCGACTGCTTCGGGCACCACGACATCCCTCTCGTGCGCCCCACCTTCACGCCCCCGCCCGACGATCTCGCGTGGGCCCACCAGACCTGGAAGGATCGGCCCAACGCCACCGGCCAAAAAGTCCTGATCTTCCCGGAGGCCGCCCACAAGTGCCGCGTGTGGCCCGAATCTCACTACTCCGCCCTCGCCTGGTCCCTCCACCACGACGGGCACGCCGTCCTCACCCTTGGAACCACCGGCGGCTCCAACCCCTACCCCTACCGGATTTGGGGCCTCCCTTTCACGAAATGGGCGTCCCTCGTCCACACGGCCGACCTCGTGATCGGCAACGACTCCGGACCCATCCACCTCTCGGGCACCCTCGACCGTCCTTCCATCGCGGTCCTCGGACCCTCGCCCGGCGCCCGCTTCTTCGGCCACCTCTCCTCCGTCAAGTGCCTCTCCGTCCCCCCGGAACGGATGCCCTGCGTGGGTTGCGCCTGGGGGACCGTCCGTGGAAAATCCTTCCGCACCGAATGCGACACCCTCTGCCAGGCCCTCAACCTCCTCTCCCCCTACGAGGTCTTGCGGGAGGCCGACATCCTCCTGAAGCGTCAGCCCCGCGACGACCGCCTCGAACCCCACCCCATCAACGGCCTCGCCTTCCACACCCGCGCCCGCTACCACTTCGATCGCATCATCGTCGACGAGGTGGTCCGCGACAACACCTACCAGCTCAAACCCAATCCCCGCCACAAAACCATCCTGGACGTGGGCGGTCACATCGGGACCTTCTCGGTCTTCGCCCGCTCCCTCAACCCCTCCGCCTCGATCGCGGCCGTCGAACCCCACCCCGACAACCTCCCCCACCTCCGCTCCAACTGCACCCCCCACAACATCACCGTCCTCGAAGGCGCCATCGCCTACCGTCCCGGCCGCCTCCACTCCGTCATCGAATCGGGCAACCCTCACTCCAACACCGGGGGCTCCTGGATGGGAGGGGACGGCATCGAGGTTCCCCTTCTCACCATCCGGGACGCCGTGAACCGCCTGGGGTGGTCCCGCATCAACCTCCTCAAGCTCGACTGCGAGGGCGCCGAGGAACAGATCCTGACCTCCCCCGACCTCGAACTCGTCGACGAGGTCGTCGGTGAGTACCACACCCGCTCCTCGTTCATCCCGATCATCGACAAGCTCCGAGCTTCCGGCTGGATCGTCACCATCCTCAAAGAGGGGATCCTGGGGCTCTTCCACGCCATCCGGCGTGAGACGTCCCCTCCCATCCTCAAGAACCTGACGGCCACCTCGTACGACGCCACCTATTACGAGGAGCACAAGGCCGCCGGCCTCGACTACCTGGGCCATGGCGATTGGCAGCGGGAGTACGCCGCCTGGATCCTGAAGTACCTGTCGGGTCCCCGCATCCTCGACCTGGGGTGCGCGTGCGGGTCGGTGGTGTGGGGGTTCCGTGAGCACGGCGCCGACATCCATGGGATCGACCTCTCCGAGCACATGATCGGGCTGGGGAAGGCCCGGTGGCCCGAGATGGCCGACCGTCTCTCCGTAGGGGACGGGGCCGACCTCTCGCGGTGGGCCGATGGCTCCTTCGAGGTGGTGCATTGCGCTCAAGTGGCCGAGCACTTCCGACCGGAGATGGTCCCCGCCATCCTGAAGGAGGTATCCAGGGTCCTCAAGCCCGGCGGCCACCTCTTCCTGTGTCTGGACACCACCGAGCTGTACGAGCGGCAGCACCGGGATCTGGCGACCGAGGACCCCACCCACATCTGCGTGAAACCCCGAGCCTGGTGGGAAAAGCAGCTCGTGCAGGTCGGTCTCTCCCGCAACAGGACCTTCGAATCTGTGATGGGAGGGGACCCCAAGGCCTTCTGCCACCGGTATGATTGGGACTGGATGGTCTTCCGGAAGGGGACGCCGTGAGCACGCCGACGGGGTGGAATTACGACCTGATGGGCACGAGCGAGGACAAGAAGGCCTCGAAGCTCGCGGTCCGTCCACCCTACGCCTACGAGCTCCGGAACGTAGACGGGACCACGGAGGGCCCGTGCCGTCCCTTCCCGGGCTTCAAGGAGATTTATCGGTTCGGGAGCCCCGGGGTCCGCACGTACGGCACGGGGGGCCACCACGACAGCTCCTCCGAAATCCTGGAGTTCTTTCCCTTCCAGATCACGGTGGGGGCCAGCCACTACGCCTACGGGTTCGTATACCGGATGCGTCGGTCGGGAGCGGCCACGGGCTCCGAGGCCTGCGACATCTTCGTGGACCTGTGGCGGAGCAACGGGGGCGCCTCGCACACCGGCGAGTGGGAGCAGCGGCTTGTCCTGAAGGAGGGCGTTCCCCTCCCACCCTGGATTGCGACTGACGGTCGTCCTATGAGTGTGGTCGCGCACGACCGCTTCCTTTACGTGTTCGTGGAAGGCGTGAGCGCCGTCTCCCTCTACTACCTGCAGGACGAGGCGGATTCGAACCTGTACACGGTCGAGATCACGAGCCCCCTGGGGCCGAAGGGCCGGCCCACTCTGGTGGGGCCCGCGAAGGCCGGCCTCCTGGGGTCAACGGATCCGCCGGGCGCCAATCGGGCAGGGATTGCCCAGGTGGTGCTGCTCGCGTACAGCCCCGAAGAAACGGGACTGATGACGGGCACCTACCCGAGCGGATCGGACAGCGGCACCGGCATCCCTCCGGGACGCCAGTCCCTGGACGACATCGAGTACCTGGAGCCTGGCGACTACGCCTTCGCGGTCCAGCTCTTCGACACCCGGAGCGGCCGGTACTCGGCGCTCTCCGAGGTAGCCCAAGCGCGCGCTTACGATTTCGATCCGGACACGAGCGGTCCGGCGTCGGCGACGTCCCTGTTCGCAGCCGTCGAAGTCTCGTACAACTCCAACGTGTACGACCAGCTCTACGTGTATCGGAGCGTGAAGGTCCAGGACGCGGGCGGCACCTACGTGGCGGGTATCCTGCATCTCGACAAGATCATCGACCTCGACGACTACCTGACGATCAACAGCGGTTCGGGAATGTTCGTGGGGCCCTACGACCAGTCCATCTACTACTACGAGCTGGAGGACAAGCAGCTCGTCTACCAGGAGACGTTCAACGACCTCGTCCTGTTTGACGAGGAGGTGCCCAGGGGTGGCGCGGCTATCTGGTACGAGGGCGTGATGGTGGTGGGGGCGATCCGTAACAACCCGGTATCCACGTCCGACGAGAACCGGCGTGACGACACCCTCCTCTCCGTCTCCGATATCCGCTACTCGTCTCTCCTTTACAAGTCGGGCGAGCTGTTCCCGCCCGGCAACCGCTACGTCCCCTCCCAATCGGCCACCCCCGTCCTGACGTTCGTGCAGGCGGGCCCTCACGTGATCGGGTTCAGCCGCGACAAGCAGTATCATTTCCGCAAGAGCGGCACCTACATGAAACCCGAGGAGATGCACGACGGCTTCGGCCTCGTCGGTCCCCACGGGGTCGACGTGGTCGGAAGCGCCGCCTACTTCGTAACGACTAAGGGCCTGAAGACCGTGGACGCGATGGGGCAGCTGGAGGACGTAAAGGCCTTCAACGAACTGATCCTGGAGGATTGGTCTTCCGACCTGAATGCGGTCTCGGTGGCCTACGACCCCGGGGTCTCCGCCCTCTTCATCCTGAACCCCAACCGCTACGAGGGATGCGTGCTGTGGTTCAACAGCGCGATGGCCTCCGAGCTGTCCGACGTCCGGTTCCGGCAGGTGGCCCGTGGCGCCTGGCCAACCGCCGTCAACAACTACGCCTGGGACACCTTTCGGTTGAATCCCAACGACACCGATATCACCGGCTGGGATTCCCCTCTGGCGCAACGCGCCTTTTTCCTGGAGAAGCTCCCCCGTGAAGAGGACGATCTTCCCCTCCGCAATCTGACGTACGAGCAACGGGTCCTCATGGTTGACTACAACCGCGAGAAGACCCAGACCTCCGGCATCCTGTCCCCGGCCGCGCGATACTCAATGATGCCCTTCTCCGGGGATTCGATCTTCAAGGTAGCCTCCAACTTCTTCCGGGAGGGGGGCCTGACCCCCACGGACTACCTCGAACTTCGGACCCGCGCCGTCGTTTCGGGAACGACCTACTACACGGACGGCAACCATTATGTCAGTTCGGACATCTGGGGATGCCACATCTACGTGCTTTGGTCCTCCGATCCAACCTTGATCGGGCAGGCGGCCTGGATCGAGTACCGGGTGGGTATCACCACCACCACCGCCATGGTGGCCCTGGAGGAAGGTCGGAACAATCTGAACGGGTTGCAGGCCGGAGATATTGTTGGGATTTCGCCCGTCCCCTTCCGTTGGATCGGGCACCCGTTGGCGGCCGCCGAGCAGACCCCCCAGGACCAATCACCCCTGAACACCTTCCAGGTGCGGCACGCCAACGCCATCTCGTGTCTATTCGCGGACGTGCAGGGCGTCCACCTCACGAGCGAACACTCGACCGAGGCCCGCTTCACCGGCCTCCTGTTCCGCAACTCGTCCGACGATCCCTCCGCGATCGGGTACACCCGCGACAACAATAACGAGCGGACCCGCTCCATCCACGATGACGAGACGCCCGACGTAGCCGGAATCGGCGAATCGACGTCCTCCGGTCGCCACGGCTTTGGGTCCCTCTCAATGACGCCGGGCGTCGAAGTTTTGTGCCCCGATATCGACTATCGTTTGGTGGCCGTGAAAGTCACCGGCAACCTGGTGGATTCGGCGTCCACGAAGCGGAGGTCCTGATGGCTACCTTCAACCAGAAGTTCCGCTCGCCCCAGGAGTACGCCAACGATCCGACCATGCGGGCCCTGGCCGGCATGGGGGATGGGCGCCTCTCCGACCTTTACTCCCTCGACCCCGTGAACGACACCCTCGACGACTTCCTGACCAAGTTGACGGGAGGGGACGCCGCCCACCTCAGCCCCCAGGTCCGGGCGGAAGCTCGGCGCATGGGCCTCGATTCGAGGCTGGCCTCCCACATCCTGATGGTCCGCAACCAGAACCGTGCATCGTTGGAGGCGTCCAATGTGGCTGCCCGGAAGGCGGCCGGGACTCCCGACAACACCACGATGGGTCAACTCTCCGGACCCTCCTATCGCACCCCCAGCCCCTCTCCCACGACCGGAATGACACTCGATTCGGCGACCGGCAACCTTATGAGCCGGGAGAGTTACAATGTCCAGTACGGGATGGGGCAACCCAGAGGCGTCCGCAGCGGACAGAGATCCGGGACGTACGGGGCGCTCCCTCGCAGGCCGGCCTCGGTCCCCGCGTTCCGGCAGGGGTTTTTCAATCGAGGCATGACGGGCCGGTCGTACAAGACTTTTATGGGAGGCAGGTGAATCATGGCATTCGGGAGCGGAAATCTCACCAGCCGGAACTACGACCCCGTGGCCCGCTTCCTGGGCGATAACCAGAGCAGCGTCTGGGGCCCCGCGCAACAGAAGGCCTCCGCCGAGAACCAGGGATGGATGGTCGCCGGCAACCAGGCCACACAGTTCCGCAATGGCGTCCGCTACACGAGGGACTTGAGTGATTTCCGGGCGCCCGCCTCCCAGCGCCAGTTCGCCAACCTCCCCGACATCCTCAAGGAAGCGGCCCTCACCGACACCACCCAGATGCAGGGAGCGGCGGACGAGACCTACAACAAGATGAACGCCAAGTTCGGCGCCATCGACAACCTCATCAACCAGGGAAGCACCTCCCTCGAAAACCTGGGCAAGCAGTTGGGAGGGGACGCTCTCTCCGCCGCCCAGCAGGCGGAGCAGCTGGGCGCCGACCAGCGGGACGAGCTGACGGAGCGGGCCGACGCCATGGTGGGTCGGGTCCGGGGCGACGTCGACAAGTCGCTCTCCCAGATGCCCAAGTACTACAAGGGGTTGGACAAAGCCAACTCCGATATTGATGAGGCGTACCGGCTGGGGGACCAGGCCGTCTCCAAGTACGAGGCGGATATCTCGCAGTACAAGGACCTGTCGGCCGAGGAGATGTCGAGCCGGGCGTTCGCGCTCAACCGCAACTACCACACGCAGCTCAACGAGATCCGGGCGGCCGAACGGTCGGGGGCGATGGACCCCGCGTCCGCGCTCTCCGCCATGGAGAACCTGAAGGTACAGGCGGGGGCCGAGGCCCAGGCCCAACTCACGCCCCTCCACACGGCCTTCAACGACAACCTGATGCAGCTGAAGACCCAGCTCGCGGGGATCCGCCAGAACGTGGCGGGGTTCCGGTTGCAGGGTGCGGGCCTCCGGGGGAACCTGGAGAGCCAGCGACTGGCGGGCGTCGGGATGGAGATGCAGGGCGCCCAGGTCAAGGCCGGGGCGGAGCAGGCCGGCCTCGAAGCGGTCTCCCGGGGTATGGAGGCCCAGCGCCAGATGATGCAGCTGGGCGGCTCCCTCCGCGAACTCTACACGAACGTGGCGTCGAGCACGGCCATCCAAGCCTTCCAGGCCCGCCTCAACGGTCAGACCGAGCTGGCCAAGCTCATGATGCAGAACCCCCGCTCCGTGGTGGGCTGGTTCCAGACCCTCCTGGCCATGTTCTCCGTGAACTCCACCATGGCCCCCGTCGGCGGGACGGGAGGGGGCGGTTCCGGCGGAATGAAGACCAGCGGTTCCAACCAATCGGCCGCCGGGAACCCGGCCCTCGGTCCCGCGATGGGCCAACAGGGGGGCGTCGGGTACGGTTACGGATACACCAAAGCCCAACCCAGGAATCCGGGGGGAGCATCCGAGCAAATGGGCCCACCCTCGAATTACGCGCGAAACTGGGATGAATCAGACTTCTTCGAATAGCGATGGGAGGGGACGACCATGGCGGATAACACCCTGGGTAGCGGATACCTGTACAACGCGAAGCCGTTCAACGTTATCAATCCGACCGGCATCGACCCCGGCCAGTCCGTCGACATCCTCAAGGAGGTGTCGGAGAACGCCAAGAATAGGGCGTTCCAGGCAGGGCAGAACGAGCGGAACCGCCAGAACCAGCTCCAGATGACCGGCATGGAGCTGGACGCCCGCGCCCAGGAGGGCGAGAAGAGCCGCCAGCACGAGACGGGCCTCCGGCAGCAGGAGATGCAGCAGCAGGACGCCCAATACCAGCAGGATCTGGCGCTCCGGGAGCAGATGGAGGCCGCCCGCCAGAAGGAAGAGAAGCGGCGCCGCACCACCGAACTCACGATCACGAAAATCCAGGAGCAGGCGGCCGCCCGTGTCAACCAGATCACGGAGGAGTACCACAACTACTTCAACTCCGCCAATGAGGACCTGGCGTTCACGAACGTGGCGGGCAAGAACGGCGACTTCCTGAGCCCCGGAGGGGCCGTGCTCCCCGCGCACTTCATTTCTCCCGAGAAACAGAAGGAGAAAGAAGCCACCCTCATGACGCTCCGGGAGAAGCTGCGGGTCGCCAACGAAGCGAACGCCAAGGCCCACGCATTTGCGATGGCGGTCGGAACGATCGGTGACGGCAAGACCACCAACGACGGCAACAGCGTCTTCTCTCAGATCCACAAGGTCCTGAACGATTCGATCGAGGCGCACACGAAGCACTCGGCGGAGGCCCTCCCCCGTCTCGACGCGGCCCTCCGCGCCTACAACACCGAACAGCACCTCGAAGGCTTTGGTTACGGGAGCGATGCCTGGAGGTTCATCAGTGGACAGACCGCCGATTTCGAGAATGAGGCGCGCCAACGCCTCTTCAAGAAGGGGATCTCACGGTCCAACTACCCCGCGTACGGGGGAGACGGGGACGAGAAGTACAACGCGGAGCTGAAAAAAGAAATGGAGCTCATGCGTTACGAGAAGGCGGGGCTCCCGGCGCCGCCCACCACGGAGACGAAGCGGAAGGCGCTGGCCTCCGAGTTCGTGAAGACGATCGGCACGAAGTCGGGGGAGGAGATCCACGCCCAGGAGATCTTCGAGAAGTACCTGACGTTGCTGGACGAGTCGGTGGACGCCAAGTCCGTCTCGGAGGAGACCGCGAAGCTGAGGCTGGCGGGCCAGCATCTCGAAATGCTGAAGCAGATCGCGGAGCCCGTCCTGGTCGAGAACTCCATCTACCAGATGTCGAAGATCCTGGGTAACCCCGAGGAGGATGCGCGCGCCGCCGGGACCCTGGCGAGGCTCAAGGGCAAGGCCGGCGAACCGCCCCCGGAGGGAGAGGTCGACCTGACCCCGGACGAGCGGATGGCGGCGGCGACCCAGGGCTCCCGCGACAAGATCCGGCTGGCCAAGGCCCTCCAGAAGGCGCAATTTTCCACGATCATCAAGGTGGGGCCGGATGGGAGCGCCCGCATGGCCCCGGCCTTTGACAACTGGGGGGAGATCCCGGCGCCCCTCTCCGACAAGAAGTTCGTAGACCAGACCCTGACCGACATCGCGGCGGCTCTCACGAAGGCGGACAACCCGGTGGAGATGCTGAAGCGGATCGCCAACACCGATCCGGCTGTGGGGCCGTCCGACAACGGAATGGCGGGGCCCCTCGACGACATCCTCCAGAAGATGAAGCCGGAGGACCGGGAGATCTTCAGTGATGCGATCCGGCGGACGTACAGCCGGGTGCAGGCGGAGGCGGCCCTCCAGGGCTACGACCCCGACAACGTCCCGAACCCCAAGGAGGTCGTGCTCTCGGCCGAGGCCAACGACCGGGACTCCCAGAATCAGCTCGAAACGTGGCTCAACGAGACCATCATCGACGCCAGGGCCGAGAACGCCCAGCGCCAGCAGACGCTGCGGACCGAGATGGCCGGGAAGCTCAAGAGCGTGAGCGACGAATCGGTCTCGGCGATCGACAAGCTCCTGGCCGACAACGACGCGGACTCGACCTACGAGCCCGACGGCGACGCGGACGACACCCCCGCGAAGCCCGCCAAGCCCAAGAAGCCCGTGAAGGGTGGGAGGGGACGATGACGCGGGGCTGGAAGGAGATGGCGCGTGAGCTGGTCCGGTCTCACAACGAGACCGGGCGTGCCAGTGTGGGCGTCCCCTCCCATCAGATGAGCGAGGGGCACGAGCATTTGCGGGTGAGGGGTCGGGTGCTCCGGGCCCGTGACGTGCGGTGTTTCCTGTGGGACGCCCGCCGTTCGGCCTCCAACGCCTGTATCATGTGGTCGGTGTACGACGAAGAGACCGACACCTCCGTGGTCGGACTGGGGGTTCCCGATGGCTAAGATCAGTAGTCCACGAATGACCCCGAACAACGGGCCTGAGCTCCTCAAAGCGCTGTTGGACGCAGGGTACACCGAAGAGCAGGTGACAAAGATGTCTCTCCAGGAAGCGCGAAATGCGCTTTGGGAGTATCGAGACAACATTGCCCGAGGATTTGAGCAGGAAATCAAAAGCGTCCGGGCAGCCAGTGGTGTCAAAGGGAATCCGAAGATCAATCCCACGTCGTTCACTCCGAATACGGAGGGGTTGGGGTGGATGCCCGAAGCAGAGAAGTACGGTGGCGAGGTTTGGAAGGCCGGTCGTGCCGCACGCAAGGCTTCGGTTGCCGCCAAGGAAGCTTCGCTCGGAGGACGTGCTCTCGGTTGGTGGAAGAGACTGCCGGCGTGGGGGCGCCTGGGGATCAAGGGGGCGGGCGGGGTGCTGGGCGGGCTGGGGCTGCTGACGACCGCCATGGAAATCCCGGACATGCTGCGGACGGGCCGGGATGTGGCGGAGGACATGGGGTTCGATCCGACGGGCCGGAGGGCGGACGCCAAGACCCGGCTCGCGAACGAGATGAACTGGCGGTCCCGGGAGAGCGATCCGTTGACGGTGGCGCTCCTGGGGCAGGAGCAACTCAACTCGGACCTGGCGGGGCTGGAGAACTTCGAGCGGGCGGACGTGCCCGGCCCGAGCGATCGGAGTATTGCGCTGCGGGACCAGGCCCTCCTCCGGAAGTTGCAGATCGACCACGAGGAGGAGCTGGAGCAGCTGCGGGGGAAAGCGGTACGGACCGACGAGTTGGAAGATGCTTTCCATCGCCTGATGGGGACGAGGTGATTTGTGACGCAGTTCGCCGCAAAAGCCGCCGGATGGGCCTCCAAGGTCGGGAAGGCCGCCTCCAAGATGGGAGGGGACGTTCTCGGTTCGGTGGGGCCCACCGTCCGCAAGGGATGGGCGGGGGTTGAGGCGGGGGCCGCCGCGTTCGAGAGCAACTCATCGGGATTGATGCAGCGGGCCCTGAAGTTCACGAACAGCGGGACGGCGGGCGCCCTCATGATGGCGCCGCTCGGGCTCTCCCTGCTGCAGAAGATCACGAAGTCGGTGCGGGAGGCCCACGAGCAGGACCAGCTGGAAACCAGCCTTCTGTGGCAGGAGCTGGAGCAGGATCGGCGGGACCGGGAGGACGAGCGGAAGGCGACGAGGCTGCGGCTCCTGGCCAAGGAGAACCAGCGGCGGATGGCGATGTACGCCCCGCACCTCTTCAACCAGCTGTCGGCGGGGCGCATCCTGCCCCGGGACGCGGTGGTGCTGGGTGGCGAACCCCGGACCGACCTCCTCCAGGAAGTGGCCATGAAGATGGCGCGGGGCCAGCTCGGCATCGACCAGCCCCTCGACGACCCGCCCGAGGAGTATGACGAATGAGCACGACGAAGTCAGCTCCTTCCAAGGTCCAACGTCTCCTTGCCCTGATGGACCCCGGAACGACCCGGACCCCCGTCTCCGAATCCTTCGATGAGCTGCTCTTTCAGCTCGGATTGAGCAACGGAACGCAGCTGGCTCCCGCGCGGGAGGAGCTACCCGACCTGCTCATGAACCTGATGAGGCGCCCCGGATCCGACTACGAAGGGCAGTCGTTCTTCCCGTTCGAAGGTCCTCGGGGGGCGGCCCTCTTCGACGATGAGACGCCGGTCCCCGAAGGGCGTCCGGAAACCCTGACCGAAGCCAACATCGAGAATGCCTTCGAGGGTCCCGTCCAACCCAAGAAGTCCTACCGATCGAAGCTCCCGAAGCGGAACGTCAAGGTTGGCGGCGTGATCGAAACTCCGAAAGGGAAACGGGGTTTCGATATTATTCGGGATGGGGCGCCCCGGAAGGAGAAGGAGCTGCGTGTTGCGGCGGCTCAACTCGGGATCAAAGACTTCGACGAGATGACGGCGGAGGAAGCCAAGCAGCTGCGGGATCTTGTGTGGGAGAACCTCGAACCCCACCAGCAGACGAAGCTCAAGGTTGAGGGGGTAAAGAAGGCTTTGGCGGGAGGTCTTATCGAAGACCCCAAGAAGCTGTTCCCCCACGAGATTGAGGCGTTTGCCAAGGACGAGCAGATGCGACGTCTCCTGCCCGCGCGCGAGAGCAACCGGGAGAACAAGGCGTTCCAGATCGTGCAGTCCCAGCTGGACCGGGGGCGGCGGAAGGCCAAGGAGACCGGGGGGAAGGCGCCGACCGTCAACGACCTGGAGGAGGCGTACAAGGAGCGGATGGGCCGGAACGTCGATACGCGACCGATCCCCATCCGGAGGGAGCTGCCGGAGTACGAAGACGCCGAGCTCACGCCGACGCAGCGGTACGTGCAAGACACGCGCGCGGCGATGAAGGGCGAGAATAGGATGGGGCCTGATCGGGGGTTCCTGGAGGAGACGCGGGTTGACAAGCAGGGCAACCCCTATACCGCCCGGGTTGCGACCACGCCGAAGATGAATACCGCCCAGTTGAGGGCCCTCGACGCGGAGTTCGCGGCCAAGGGCGGCGACGTGGCCGAGGGTGTGAGCCGGTTCGGGGCGGCCAACAAGCTCGTGTCGGAGATGCTCCACGAGAACCCGGAGTTGACGGCCGACCAGCTCCAGAAGCACATCCCCAACATCTTCCAGAAGTGGCTGGCGGGCGCCGCCTCCAACATGGGGGTGCCCCTCGACGCGATCACGGTGCGGGGCGGCAAGATCTACGTGGGGGGACAGCGCCAGCCGAAGACGAGGACGGTCGAGGAGTTCCGGGACGCGGTCCGCAAGGGGCGTCCGGCGCTTGTGGAACCGTCCCCTCCCATCCGGGAACAGCACGGGATGACCCCCGCCGAAATGGATGCGTGGGCGAACCAGCGGTGGCTGGAGGCCCAGGGGGCCCTTGAGACGGTCGGTAAGGATTCCAAGGGTAAGAAGGTCGTGTACAGCAAGGTGGACGATGCCGCCGCCGAGGCCGAGGCCGGGCTCCAGAAGCGACTCCCCTACATCCGGGGGAGGGAGCTGGCCCAGGAACCGGCCCGCAAGGGACCGGGCCGCTACAAGACGTGGCAGGAGCTTCAGGAAATCGCGCGCAATCCGATGGAGGCCGTCGAGACGGACCCCCGGATCGTGGGGATCCGGTCGGGCGCGGACAGCCGTGGGCGGTTGGCGGCCAACCTCAACCGGGGGACGGGCGCCCGGACGCTCCCGGGTGTCATCGAGGAGATGGGGGAGCCGGACGAGGATGCCTGGAAGGGCCCCAAGCCCGCCGCCGAGCAACGGGCGGTCGCGGAGCGCCAGGCCCTCAACTCGAAGCGCCGTAGGGAGATGGCGTCCGAAAAGAATATGGAGCGGGTGGTCGATGGGTTGTCGCCCAAGACGGGCATGAACCTGTCGCCCGAGGAGCGGCTGAAAGCGATCGAGGAGGCCAAGCGGATCCAGAGTGAGATCCGGCAGGACATCGCGGGGATCCGGGCGAGCGGTGCGGAAGTCAAGGGAGAACTGAAGGCCAAGTTGGATCGACTCAAGAGTCTCCGGGAGAAGCTCCTGGAGCGGGGAAAGACGGAACGCGCCGCCGGTCTCGCGGAAGAGGCCTCCAAGATCTCCGGGAAGATCTCGAAGGAGGGGGCGTCGGTCCGGAAGGACGTGCAGCGAGTGGCGTTGGAGGGCGGGAACCGTATGCCGATCCGGAGCAAGCCGTTTGTGCAACGGGAGCCCGCTCGCCCCGTCGGGCCCAACTCGGTCCTGAACCGGCAGGAAGTCCAGATGCAGCGGGAGCTGTTGGAGAAGGCCTTGAAGACCCTCCCGAAGGGGTCGGCCGAGTTCGAGAAGACCAAGAGCGCGTTGGCGGCCATCACCGAGGTGATGGAGGGCGGGGGCAAGAAGGCGATCGCGGCGAAGGTTGGGTGGTTGCAGGACGTGCTGCGGACCATCGTCCGGGTTCCGAAGTAGGTATACTTGGTGGGGCAGAAAGGCCCCAGGAGGTTCCCATGGGTGGTCAGCGTGCAACTCAGGCGTCCGAAGCGGCGGCCATCGCCAGCGGCTACATCGACATGTATTTCACCCCGGTTGGGCAGCGCACCATCCTCAAATACACGGATCGCAAGATCGTGATCGAGGACGTAAAGCTGTCGTGGGCAACGGCGGCCAGCGCCGGAGTAACCGCTCTGCTCGCTTCCGTGACGGAGACCCAGAAGACGGCCCAGGCCGACCTCTCCGACCATACGGAGATCACGGACACCGTCGCGGTTGACGGCACGGCGCTTGTGAAGAACTCGGCGACGCTGCTGCCGACCAACAGCGTACCGTACGCGAACATCGTGGGGGCGAACAGCTACCTGGTCTTGGTGTTGAGCGCCGTACCGGGAACCCTCGCGGGTGTGACCGTGACGATCCGCTACAGCACCGTCATCAAGTAGCGTCGGGGGGTGGGAGGGGACACTCGCCCGCCTCCTTCTGCTGGGACGCGAGCTTCGCGGCGTCCCACTTCCACTGGTCGGTGGCTTCGTGAAAGAGCCACCGGAGCGCTTTCTCCGCGTCCTTGCGGGCCTCGCCCTTGAGGCGCCGGAGGCCCGGATGGGAGGGGTCGAAGATGTGCATGGTGCAGTCCTCCTGGAGGTAGTGGAGCACGTGGAGGAAGCCCCGACGCACGGGGGCGGTGTACTTCAGGGGGTTCGACATGGCGGGTTCCTATGAGACCATCCGATCGTACGACGTGCCCGGCGTGCTGCTGGGCCAGTTGATGGGAGGGGACCTTTCCTTCGAGAGCATCAAGGACACGCTCCTGAGCCGGGAGCGGCTGACGCCCCAGGAGCGGAAGACGATCGCGGAACGGATGGTGGGCGAGACGCCGGTGCTGCGGACCCTGGCGGAGGTGGCCACCAACCCGTGGGTGTGGCTCATGTTCTTGAGTTCGCCCGTGGGCTCGAAGCTGGTGGCCAAGGGGCTGCCGTTCGGACACGTGGCCGAGGAGTTCAGCGCCTACAAGAAGACCCACAAGGGGTTCCTGGATAACGTGCGGACGGACATGGACGTGGTGGGGTGGGGCACGGGCGCCGACGTGTACGCGATGGCGGTCGAGGACCTGGCCTCGAAGCACGCCCGCAAGTTCGAGGCGTACTCGGGGTTCGAGAAGAGCCAGCGAAAGTTGCTGGAGCGGCTCGACGAGCTCATGGAGAAGTCGTACGGGCGGAAGGGCAAGTGGGACGCCAACCAGCCGTTCCACCCGGAGTCGTACCTGAGCGACACGCCCGAACACCGGATGGCCCACAAGCTCCAGGACCTGCTGTTTGCGAGGTCCCGCAACCTCGACACGACCGGCGACTACGTGATGACGAAGGTGGGGCGGACGAAGGGCCGGGCGGTGGGCCCGACCGATCCGGCCACGGGCCAGCCGACGTTCGACGTGCCGATCGAATCCGATCTGGAGAAGACCCAGAATTGGCATTTGGAGCAGCTCCGGCAGACCAACGTGGAGACGTGGAAGGCCACCGTCCTGGAGCTCCACGACAAGCTGGTGCGCGAGTGGGTGAACATGAAGCCGGCCGACCGGGCCACCTACTGGCACAACGACTGGGACGAGTTCTGGGCGGCCAAGGGCGTCGACGTGCAGGGCATGAAGGACCCTCGTGTGTACGTGGAGATCGAGGAGACGCTGGCCAAGAAGGCGCCCCGGATCGTGGACGCCAAGCCCATCAACGATTCGATCAAGCAGCTGGGCCAGCCCCTCCAGGATTATCTGGAGGCCCGCAAGAAGCGGTTCCAGTACGCGTTCGTGCAGGCGTACGGGGATGAAGCGCACTTCTTGCAGGAGGGGCAGTTCCGGTTCGACAAGACGAAGATGGGCAACCTGACGGGGGCCCTGATCCGGGACGCCGAGGGGATGCCCGCCAAGGGGAGTCCCCGGGGATGGGATTGGGATCCGCTGAACGGACACGTGGAGGGCAAGGACCTTCTAATGTCGATCGTGGAGCAGGACGGCTGGAACCTGATCGAGAAGAACATCAAGGGGCCGGGGGCGGCGCAGGTCATCCAGGGACAGCTGGAGAAGGCGTTGGGTCTGGACCAGTGGGGCAACCCGTGGTGGGCGCCCCGCAATACGTTCCGGGTCGGTAAAGTCACCATGAACGGGGTGAAGCGGACGCCGCTCGATAGTCTGAGGGGGCTGGAGGGGTCGCTGGAGAACGCGCCCTGGGCTACGTCACACTCGGCGAGAGCGGCCGACCGTATCGCCCCCATCACCACGAAGAAGGATCTGTACGACCAGGAGATGCTGGAGCGGTGGCAGAAGTACGGCTGGTTGACGGAGACCGGGGAGCAGTTTGCGATCGACAACCAGAAGGCGATCGACGAGATCTACCAGAGCGGGAAGCACGGGCCGGGCGGGAAGCCCAAGGCCGTGATGGTGGCGACCCCCTACGTGCACGAGGGGGCGGAGCGGTACGTGAACAACCTCACGACGGCCTCCATCCTGGACACGAATCCGGCCCCGGCGCACATGCTCCACGTGGACGGGGTGTACACGCCCTACGTGGATCCGGAGATCCGGACGTGGGAGAACGTGGTGGGCGGGGGGCACCGGCTGAAGCGTGGCGATCCGGTGGATTTCCACGGGGCCGACAAGGTCACGATGGGGTTTTTGTTCGACCGGGTGCACACGGGGCTGGGGCAGGACGAGTGGCGCCAGGGCGTGCTGGGCTCGATGGTCAATACGCTGTCACGGAAGCTGGGCCCCGGCCACATCATGGCCCACACGAACCTGCTGCGGAGCAAGGAGACGGCCCGCTGGTTCGCGGACGGGATGCTCGGCAAGCTGCTGGAGAAGCACGGCGGGAGCGGAGCGCGCGAGTGGGTGCAGGGGCTCCGGGAGTACGCGGAGGTCGGGAGCCGGCACCACCCGAGGGATTTCGGGAGCGCGCTGGCCAACTACCTGTACGTGAGCCACCTGGGTCTCAACGTGGCGAGCGCCATCGTGAACATCACGCAGCCGCTGCTGATGGCGGCCCTGGTGGGCAACCTCGATGACGTGGTGGGGGCGTGGGTGGACTCGTCGAAGGACATGTTCCGGTACGCCAAGAACCGCATGAAGCTGGGGCCCCGCATCATCTCGAACGCCGAGAAGGAAAGGCTGGTCCGGGACTCGTTCCCGTTCGCCAACTTCCAGGGCGACAACCTGCTGGACATCGGACCCCGAGGTCACGAGATCATGGAGGGGCTGGGCGGTCATGGGGAGGGGACGTGGGACAAGCTCACCCGCTTCATGATGAGCGGGTTCGAGAAGACGGAATGGAACAACCGCAACTTCACCGTGCACCTGATGAGGCGGCTGTACGCAAAGGCCGGCAAGAGCATCAACTCCCCGGGGTTCGTGGAGGACGCCAAGGCGTTCATGAGGCGGACCCAGTTCGCCCAGTCGGACATCAACACGCCCCAGCTCTTCAAGGAGCGGGAGGGGAGCCTGCTGGGCCACCGCCTGATCCGCCAGTTCATGAGCTTCCCGCTCCGCCAGTTGACGGGCGTCCTCGACACCATGCCCACCATGGCGGCGATGGGAGGGGACGGTTCCTACGTGAAGGGGTTGTTCAACACGGTGGCCAAGGGCATGGGGATGAGCGCCCTGGTGTACGAGGTCGGGAAGCACACGTTCGGGGTGGATCTGTCGCGGGGCTTGTTCGCGGGGGGCACGTTCTCGGCGGTGGGCGGCCAGGGTCAGGATTCGATCCTGCCGTCCCCTCCCATCGTGTCGATCCCGGGTGACTTCGTGATGGGGTTGATCCAGGGGGATGCGGCCAAGCTGGCGGGGACGGTGGCCCGCGTGGTGCCGGGCGGGGTGGCCCTGTCGCGGGCGTTGGGTGTGATGCCCGAGATGAACGGGCTGCTGGGCGCCGTCCCCGGCGTAATGCAGAAGACGTACGCGGGGTGGGGGGAGCCCCTGGAGACGGGCGAGGTCCCGGTCTACAAGCGGGACGGGATGCTGATGGGGTACTACAAGCCGAGCCTCCTGATTGCGAAGGGGCTGGGGGTGGATCTGGGGAAGTTCGCGGCCAAGGGCGAGCTGGATTACTACCTGTCGAAGCAGGTGGAGCTGAACGGGCAGTACAAGCGGGAGTACAAGCAGGCCCTGATGGGCCACGAATATGGGAAGGCGGAGGGGGTCGCCCAGGAGTACCACAACCGGTTGGGGGTCCCATTGACCGTGAGCCGGCAGGAGATCCGGCAGTACCTGCGGAGCCAGTCGAGGGCGCGTGGGGAGCGGATCCTGGATCGGCTTCCTGCGAACGTCAGGCCCGCCTACGCCACGATGGTCGAGCGGGGGGGTGTGGCGGCCAACGTCCGGCCGGGAGGCTTCCAGGGAGGCGCCACGGCCACCAGGCGGGAAGGGTGGCGGGAGAACGCCGTGCGGGAGGCGGACGTGCAGGCGATGCTGGACGCCCACGATCGGTTGGCCGACAAGAAGCCGAAGGCGTTTGAGTCGTTCGCCCCATAAGAAGGGAGAGGGGCCCTCCACCACAGGGGCCCCCCTCAACCCTCTTTCTTTATATACTTCTTCTTCTTCTAAGGTAAAGAGGAGGGTTGGTACGTTTGGTCCCCTCCCATCAATGCCGGGGATTTAGGGCGTGGATGCGGGAGCAGGCATGGTACGAATTGGACAGGGCCCTGGGATGTTCGGGAGATCGGCGTAGGGGACGTTCACGCGGAGCTGGCAGCGGGAGCAGCGGTACTTGAAGGGCTCGCCCTCGGGCTCCGAGACGAAGTTGTGGCCGTTCAAAGTGTAGAGCCGCTCGTCCGGCGGGATCTTCGTGTAGAGGGGGTTGTCGGCGGCGTCGTCGATGCTGGGGCGGGTGCGGTGGCGGAGGAGGAGGAGGGCGGAGTAGCCCAGGAGGTCGATGAGGGTGTCTTCGAGGGACTCGTCGTTCTCGGGGGCGTTGCGGGCGGTGAGGGAGTAGAGGCGGGAGACCTTGTCGCCCATGCGGATGACGATGCCGGTCTCGGTGCGGATGTCACCGCTGGAGAGGGTCTCGATGAGGTTGAGGTTGCCGAAGACGTCGCCGCCCCCGGCGTAGGCGGAGTTGCGCTGGGCCACGATGGGGGCGGCCTTCTCGGCGAGTTCACGGATGACGGCGAGGAGTTCGTCTCGGGTGGGAGGGGACGACTTCATGGGTGGGGGTCCTTGTATTGGGGGGCCCGGGGGGTGAGGCGTCCGCGACCGGCGGTCGAGGTCTTCGAGAGGTGGAAACCGTGGCAGAGGGGGCACTCGTAGATGGATTGGCGGAGGCCTCCGAAGCGGCGCTGGAGGCCGATGGCGACCTTCTTGGCGGAATTGCGGGTGGGGTAGCGGTGCTTGTCGGCGCAGGCGTAGTCGGCCGGCGATCGTTTCATGCGGTGCCTCCGAGACGGACCCAGAAGAGGAGCTGGTCGGTGAAGGCGACCAGGGCGGCGGGTGCCAGCCGGGGGATGAGGAAGGGGGCGATGGGGGCGGGAGCGTCGAGGGAGTGCCAGGGAGCCAGGTTGGCCCGAGTCAGGAGACAGCGGACGGAGCGGAGGGTGCGGGAGTCGGGGCGCCACGAGAGGCGGAGGGAGGCGTCCTCGGGGAAGGAATGGAGGACGAAGGGGGAGAGTTCGTAGGCGCGGACCAGGGCCCGGTGCAGGTCGAGGGGGTGGGTGGAGGAGAAGGGATGGAGGGCCGTGAGCACGAGCCAGTAGTGGAAGCCGCCCGCGTAGGGCCGGGCGAACACGTGGGGGCGGGCGCGCAAGGCGGTGGTGCCCGAAGGGGTGGAGTGGAAGTTGAGGGGGGCCGGCAACGGGATCGAGTTGCCCCGGATTTCGAGGGAGGCCCCGGGGGCGTAGACGGAGTTGGAGGGGCCGGGTTCGAGCGAGATCGTGAAGGGAGTCGAGTTGGGCATGAATCTCCCCTCCCATCCACGCGCGTCCGTGTTGCGCGTTTTATGGCCGAAAGGAGTTGGAAAGGCCGGACGGGCACCCCGGCAGGGGTGTGGGGAGCGACCGGCGGTTGAGACGGTTCCTTGTTTCCGGAAGGACCGCTATTTCACCGGAAAACCCCCCTCACCCGGGAAGGAATGAGGGGGGCCCTTGCTGACTCTCGAATGCCCGCGTTCCCTGGTTGGGGATGACGCGGGCGGATGGGAGGGGACATTTGGAGGCCGGTCCCAACGTAGCGGGAACCGGCCGGGATGTCAACCGGAGACGCGGTCGCGGATCCAGTCCTTGCGGGCGATGTTGTCCTTCTTCTGCCCGGTGGCCTGGTCCACGGTCTGGTAGGTGCGAGCCTCGACGTAGACGCCCACGAGGATGGTGCGGTTCACGTCGGAAACCATCTCGGCGATCTTCGTGAGATCGGCGAGGAGGTTGGTGCACTCCTTCTCGGACTTCTCCAGGATGACGGTGATGGCGCCCTTGAGGCGTTCGGTGTCGATCCGGAGACCGGTCTTTTGGCCGTCCTTGATGTTGGGGTTCTTTTCGTAGCCCGGGATGATGCGGGCGCGAGCCCCCTGCCAGATGAGGGGCTCGTGGCGGGTCGGGTCGTAGCCCGGGTTGCCGGGGGTGGGCATCCAGCTGTACTCGAAGAAGATGTCGATGCAGGGCATCTTCACCTTGTTGTACTCGGCCTCGCCCGGCTTGACCTGCACGCCGATGAGCGCGCAGTCGTGCTGGGTGTTGACCGGGGAGGGCCACTCGCGGACGCCGGTGGAAGCCTTCGCTTCGGCGTACGCCTGGTTGGCCTGGTTGAGAAGAGCGATCGCATCAGGTTCGAAAGCCATACAGGGTCTCCTGAAAGAGATGGGAGGGGACGATGCTCCGGGTTACACGGCCGGAGCGGGGGGAACGGGGACGCCCTTGGAGCGGTTCTCGTTGTAGATGCGGGCGAAGTGGGCCCAGGCATCGTGCTCCGGGAGGGTGACGGGGGGGAAGCGGACGCGGGACTTGGAGATTCCTTCCATGCCCTTCATCTCGTAAGTGAGACGGAAGGCCTTGAAGGTCTCGTCGGTGGTGGAGTCGTAGGTGCGGACGGAGCCGTCGCGGTTCTTGACGGTGCGTTGGGTGGTGACGGGGCGGGTTTCGAGGGAGGTGGTGACGGTGGCGCACAGTTCGAAGAGGGGGAAGATGCGGCGCCAGAGCCCGTCGCCCAGGGCGAGATCGTAGCGGATGTTGTAGAGGTCCTCGTCGATGGGGACCGCTTTCTGGACGACGTGGCCGATGACGTAGACGCCGTAGCCGCAGTTCTGGAGCTCGGCGATGGCCGCGTAGATGAGGTCGTAGACGGCGGTCCAGGCGGCCTTGCCGTCGAGGGCGCGCCAGCTGTCGACGGGGCCCTTCTCGGCGGACCGGAGGTAGAGGGAGACGGCGTTGGCGGGGACCCAGGCGACGAGCAGCTGGACCCACGCGGAGATGGAGTCGAAGACGACGGTGGAGGGGCGGGGCTGGTTGTTGACGGCGAGTTCTTTGAGGAGGTTGATCTTGGCCTGAGCGGCGGGCCAGTTGAGGACGAAGGGCTGGCCGTCGTCGCCGATGGGGCGCCCGGAGTCGGGGTCGCGTCCGGGCCAGATGGCGGCTTTGGCGGTGGGCGTCACGGTGGAAGAGTTGTCGAAGTTGAAGATGAAGGCGTCCGGGTGGGACTGGAGGAAGGCGGACTTGCCGCACCCGGGGACGCCGTGGATGAACGCGGTGATGCGTTCGGCCGGGGCGACCATGGTGCCGGTGAAGCCGCCGAGCTTGCCGTATTTGGTCTGGAGAGTCGGGCCGGATGCGAGTGTGGTCACTGGATAACCCCCATGTCATAGGGAGGAAGGAAAGTCACAGGGCGAGCCGCCCCACCGTCGACAGACGGGGGCGGCGAACCCAACCCCGCGAGGTGGGCCAGCTCCGGCCGGGACGCCAGCATCCGGTCGATGGCCGCGTGGTCGACGGGGGCCACTTCGGCGGGTGGTTCGGGCGGGCGCGTGAAGCTCACGTCGTCGTCCCCTCCCATCGGATCGGCGGTGGGGATACGGGGGTCGGGACGAAGGTCGGGGGAGGGAAGGGGGCCGGGGATGATTTGGCCCGGCGAGATGGTGCGGGGGGAGGTGAAGAGGTCGTAGAAGCCGAGATGCTTGAGCCAGTTGCGGAAGGTGTTGTAGGGGACGGTGCAGGCGTGGACGGATTGGAAGCGGGTGTGCCAGTCCTTGATGGAGGAGACGCCGTCGTGGCCGGCGTTGAGGAGGCGGGGTCGGATGACTTGGAGGAGGATGGCGTCGTTGAAGGCGAGGCGCCAGGGGTTACGGGGCTGGGTCTTCGGACGGCGGGTCTTCTTCTTGGGCATCGGAGGGGTCCTCGTCACGGTGGGCGATGATGAAACCTTCGCGGGCCATGATCTCCGGCCAGTGCTCGACAGGGCAAATGGCGAAGGGGGCCCACGGAGATAGCTTCTTCTGTGCCTGGAATTGAGTAGCGTCGTAGGGGAAATTGTCGGGTTGGGGGTCGAGAGTCGCGTAGTAGGTGAGGAGGTTGAGTCGCGCAGTATACGAAGGGAAGGAGGGGTTGTCAAGGATGGAAGCGGGGGTGAACGAAATGTTGGTGGGGGGTGAGGATTCCCGGAGAGGCGCAAGGTCGGAATATTCGTGGGTGCCCTTGTACCAGCGATCGCAGCGGGCCAGATAGTGATCGAGGGAAGGCTCGCCGTAGAACTCCTTCTCTTGACGGGTGATGCCCTTGTTGGGGCCGCGTGAGGGGGTGAAGTCGACGAGGCGGTAGGGCCGGTCGTCGGAGCAGAGGGTGATGGTGGGCTTCAGCATGGCGATGTGGATCATGCCTCCCACACGGACATCGTCGGGGAGGTCGTGGAGGGAACGGAAGGTGGGGTCGGTGACGAGGAGCCGGGCGATCGAGAGGTAGTGGGCGGCCTGGAACTCGTGGGAGCAGAGAGAGAGGCGGTCGCGGGGATCGAGAGAGGTTGTTTTGAGGTCGGCGATCCAGAGCTCGTTGGTGTGGATGTTGTGGAGGAGGCGGTCGGCCACCCCCTTCAGGGTGAGGGAAGGATTCGATGGGAGGGGACATTCGAGGGTGATCTCGGGTCCGAGGTCCCGCCAGGTGGGATGGGCGAGGTAGTGGCGGAAGGAGCGGACGGTGGAGGAGACGCGGAGGGAGGAGGCGGTGGCGTACCAGGCGAAGGCAGTCTCGGCGTCGTTGCGTTCGCGGGCCAGGATCTCCTCGTGGGTGGTGGAGGGAAGGGAGAGGGAGGTGGAGATGGCGGAGAGCTCGGCGAGCCGGGATTCGAGGACGGTGTGGAAGGCGGAGCGGATGTTGGGAGTCTCGGTGAAGGAGGGGGTGTGGAGAGGATCGAGCTCGAAGCACTTGTGGGTCCAGGAGCCCCGGGAGAGGGCGGCGCTCCAGGAGAAGCGGCGGGTGATGCCCAGGCGCCGGGTGAGGTAGTAGGCGAAGGGGTTGGAGGCAACGGTCTTGAAGTCGGAGGATCGAAGGGAGGGGACGCGCGGCAGGATCCCGTGGTGGGCCAGGAAGGGCAGGGCGTCGGACCAGGAGGGGGAGGGGACGGGCGGAGTCTCGGGGGGCATGGGAGTCTCGCAAAGGGAAAGGGGAAATGGGCGGCGCGAACACCCCGCCCGGGAACGGCGGGGTGGAGCGTCGTTAGAGGGAGGCGATGAGGATGGCCCGGCGCAGGTTATTGGACTGCATTTCCCAACGGAAGGTGTAGGAGGGGTTGATGAGGAGGAGGGCGGCTTCGACGAGGGAAAGGGCGGGGAGTTCGTGGAAGGGATGGCCGGCTTCGTCGAGGTCGTCGATCATGATGGTGTGGGAGCGGCAGGGCGCCTTGAGGAGGGCGTCGAGTTCGGCGAGGAGGGGACACTTGCCGGTGGGCGCGATGGGCTTGTTGGATTCGTGGTGGTGGGCGTCCAGCCAGAGGAGGGAGGGTTCCTGGAGATCGGCGAGCATCCGGGGAAGGACGAGGGAGGAATCGCCGTGGAAGAGATGGACGTTGGGGAAGGGGGCGAAGCGGTGGACGGCAGCCTCGAAGTAGACGGGGTCGTACTCGCAGGAGAGGATGGAGGTGTAGTCGTGGTCGAGGGCGAGTTGGACACCGCCGCCGTGGCTGGTGCCGGTCTCCACGAAGGTGTTGGAGGGAGGGCGGAGTTCGTCGAGGAGGCGGCCGGGGAGGGTTTGGGACACAGAAGGTTCCTTGGGATGGGAGGGGACGTCAGGGCAGGTCGTCGGAACGCTTGACGGCCTTGATGGTGGCCTTGTCGCGGGCGTCGGCGTGGCGGCCGATGGCGGCCTTGGCGGCGGACTGGAGGTCGCCGGGGAGGTCGGAGATGCCGGCGGTAACGGCTCGGACGGCCTCGTGCATGGACTTGCCGTGGCGCTCCGCCCAGATGTAGAGGGCGAGGGCGAGGACACCGGCGACGAGGAGGAGCCACCAGAGCCAGGGGAAGAGGCCGACGGCGATGAGGCAGCCGCCCACCGCGATGAGGCCGATGCCGGTGCGGGGATAGAGCTGGAGTGCGAAGGAGGCGATACCGCCCAGCACGCACAGGCCGCCCAGGATGATGAAGACGGAGATGCCCGCGATGGAGGCGGTCATGTCACCCGAGGCGGAGCCGCCCGAGCCTTTGCCTACGCCGGGGAGGTTGAGGGTGGGGGCTCCGGAGTCGAATTGCTGGTCGAGCTTGTCGCCGGTGGCGGAGGCGCCAGCGCCGGTGGCGGTGCCTGTCACTCGGGACTTCACGACGCCGGGCTCGGCGATGGTGACTTCCTCGGTGATGGGCTTTCCATCTGGTGTAAAGTCGACAATCCGCTTGGTGGTGGTGGTACGGGGTATGGATTCGGTTTCTTGCTGGATGGCGGTGGAGGCCGGCGTGACTTTCGTGGAGGCGGCGCATCCAGAACCACCGAAGAACATGCTGGCGGCCAGGGCCGCGAGCACCAGGGCGATCAGGATTTCAAGGCCCCACCGGAAGGTCCGGGAGACGGCGTTGCGGGCTCGGGTGGACATCGGGGGCTCCTAGACGGCAAACTGGCGGATTTCCTCAGCGCGGTTGCTAAGTTCCGACGTGGAAGCGAGGGCGGACCAGAACAGGCCGGCGATGTAGGCGGCCCCGTCCGGCGACATATGAACGCCGTCGTTGGTCCACCAGTTCAGGATCGTGGGCGAGAGCATCGAAGTGCCGGTCGCCCTGTACTCGTTGAAGAAACTCACGTTGGGGTTCTCGTTGCTCAATTCGCTGAGTGCCTGGGCGCGGAGGCTTGCGTAAGACGCTGAACCGGCCATGTACTGTGATATGAGACAAATCACCGGATGCCCGGAGTTTCCGAGTTCCGTGTGAATCGCGTTGATCTCATTGATGATCTGCTGAACGTTGTACTTATACTGCGCGTACGAACCGTCAGCGAATCCGCCCGATGATCCGCTCGCCACGCCTCCGTTCACCTCGTCGTAGTCGCCGGAACTAACTGCGTTGTAGCCGATGCGAACGACGTGGTACTTTGGGCTGAAGTTGGCCTGCATGTACGCAAGCACGGTGGCGCGTGGCACCGACACGGGGAGCCCTGGCAACGTCGAACCGAGCGAGCCAAGGAGCCCGGTCGTGGTCATGCCGGTTTGCCCGATATCACTGATGTACAGGCCCGACGTGCGGTTGCCCGATCCGTCGTGCTTGTACATCGCGTATCCAGCGACCAGGAGGTATTGGCCCGTTTCGTTGTGCCCGGTCTTCGACGTGAGCCCAACGCCCGGATATCCAGAGGCGTTGCCGATCAACTGGTCGAGGTACACCAGCCCGTCCGCGTCGGCGGCGCTGAGGTTGAGCGTCGAGCCCGCCACGTTCGCCCCGTTGCGGCGCGGCGACGTGCTGAAGCCCGACAGCATACCGGCCGTCGTGCTCTTGTGGATGATGATCCGGCCCGCCATATGCACACCGCTGAACCAATCGCCACTGGCCCACTGGCTCGGGAACTGCATCGTGTATGACGCATCAGACGCGGCTGGCGATCCGGATGTCTGCACTCGTACCTGGGTTGTGTTGCTGGAAATCGTCTGGACCCTCAGCACCTTGGCATCAAGCTGCGCGTCCGAGTGACCGCTGATGTACCCCGTCTCGCCGTTGTAGGCGCGGTGGTTCGATGACAAACCAGTCAGCGTCACGTCTGATGACCCGGTTGTGTTTCCGGTGAACGTGATGGTGCGTTCGCCGGAAGACCAGTCACAATACCCGAATACCACGCCGTCCGCGAGGTTGCCGGACCACGCGAACTGGCGGCACTGCTTGGGGGCCGGGGCCACAATGCCACAACCGGCGGTAGCACCAGGAGCGACCAGCGTGAGCGTGCAATTCGACGACGAGTCTGACCCGAACGCCGTGTGTGTCTCCGACGTGGAGACATACGCCGCCTTCAGGCACAGGCCGGACCACGCGGGCGGAATCCACGAATGGATGACGCCGAACAGGTAGTTGATGTACTTGTTGCTGGACGAGTCCAGGCAGTCGGCGGTCTGCGAGTCGCCATGAAAGCAGACGACGAAATCGTCGCCCCGCATCAGCGGCTTGGCGAAGAGGTGGAGTTTGTTGCTGATGGGAGCGGTCATTACTTGACTCCGAAGTGGGGGGCGATCAGGGAGCCGATGAAGGCCAGGAAGCCGAGGATGACGGCGCCCAGGATGGTGTTGCGGATAAAGGAGACGGTGTCGTTGAAGCGGGTGAGCTGGGTTTCGAGGGTGAGGATGCGGCCGACGACGCCGGGGTCGTTGGGCCCGTTACCCCGGAAGAGTTTGAGGAGTTCCTGCTGGGTTTCCCTCATCTCGGCGATGGTCGTGTCGTGCGGGCACTCCGGTCGGTTGATGGACATGGGGGCTCCTGGCCGGGGAGCTTGGGGTTAGGAGTGGAGGATGCCGACGAGGCAGGCGGCGGTGACGACATCGAGGACGGCGACGGGGAGGGCGACGATCTGGCGGGCCCCTTGGGTGTAGATGTAGCGGGGAGTCAGGACCCGCTGCTGCTTGGTGGAGCCGGAGGTGGAGTCCTTGTCAACGGTGGTCGTGCTATCGAAGGTGACGGTGGTCGCGGTGGCCGTGTTGAGTTCGCGCAGGGGAATCCAGAGACCGGGGATCACGGTGGTTGAGCCGTCGTTCTTGGTGAGGTTCTTGGAGGAACCGAGGACGGAATCGTCGAAGTTGGTGGAGTCGGCGTCGGACGGGAGCTGGCGGTACTGGGCGTCGATGGAGCCGGGGTCGAAGGGGAAGAAGCCGAAGAAGTTAGCGGTCAGGGCAACGGTGGGAACCCCGTTCCCGGAGATGAGGGGGAAGGCGCAGAGCCAGGGGAGGGCGTCGGGGTTGTGGAGGACGACGCAGTTGGTGTCGGTGCTGATGGTCCCGGCGGGATCGTCGGTGTCCGAGGCGCCGCCGCCCGTCTTGATGTTTTTCCAGAGGACGGCGGGGATGGAGGCCGAGGCGACGTTCCTGGTCATGTGGGCCAGGAGGTAGGGTCGGCGTTGGGCGTCAATGGTTGCCATGGGCGAGTGCTCCCGCGATGAGCTTCGCCGTCACCCACTCTCCCGCAGCACGGCGGGAAGAAGCGGAGGAGGTGGGGAGAAGCATCAGCTCGACATTGTACTCGCGGAGGGTGGAGAGGAGGAGGTCCCGGATCACAAATGGAGGGGGAGGGGGACGCCGGGTATGAGATCGGAGGGGGGTTTCGAGGGAGAGGGGGTCGCCTTCGAGGAAGAGGACGGGGTGGCGGCAGGAGGTGGCGAGGCGGGAGAGGGCCGCGTGGAAGCGGGTGCGATCGTCGGTCACGAGGTTTTGGAAGAGCTCGGTGAGATGGCCTTTCCGTTCGATCAGGCAGGCGGACTCGTGGCCCGCGAGGGCGTAGTCCCCGGTGAGGAGACGACGGCGTTCGGTGGTGATGGTGAGGGTGGTGGTGGTCGGGGCGTGGGCCGGGGAGGAGCGATCCCACACGGGCAGGTAGGTGGGGATGGGGAGGGGGCGCTTCTCCTCGGTGTCGATGAAGATGGTGAAGGTGCGGGTCACGACGTCCCCTCCCATCCCGAGGGGTTGGTGGGATCGAGGGTCCGGGTGATGAGGGCCTTGAGGCGGGCGGGGGACTGGGAGTGCAGACGGGAGGGGACGGTCGGATCGAGCCGGAGGAAGATCAGGAGGTTGAGGAGACGCCGTTCGAGACGGGAACGGGGGCGGATGGGGAGGTTGTGGGGGAGGGAGTGCCGGCGGCGGATGGCGGAGACGGCGTCCGTGGAGATGGAGAGACGGCGGGCGGTCTCCGGGATGGAGAGCCCGGAGTTCAGGCACTTGATGACCTGGGGCGCACGGGAAACCAAATCATCCCCGGCCCTTGTGGGGGACGGAGATGGGAGGGGACGTCAGCGGGCGCGGGACTTGGACTTGCCCCGAGCCTTCGTCTTGTGACGGGTCTTCAGGGCGTCCTTCCGGGTCAGGAGCTCGCCGGTCTTCCGCATCTTGAGGGCCGTGAGGTAGGCGGTCAGGAAGACTTCGGACATGCAGCCCGAGGAGCCGTAGTGCTTCGTGACCAGCCGCTCGAACTTCTCCGAGTAGGGGAGGGAGTCGATGGACCAGCCCTCCGGGTCCTTGCGGATCTCCCGGGTGAGGGCGGTGATGGTCTTCTGGAGACGGCGCTTGATGGGGGCGTTCTGGTGGCGGTCGCAGAAGGGGCGGGGGTGGACGGACCGGGGCCACACGAGGGAGCTGGCGCGGGCCATGGTGCGGTCGAGGGGGT